GGAGGTCACCAAAGATGGAGGCAGAAGTGCGATCCAGATTAATATCACTGGGGTTGGAGGCGCAACAGTTGATTCTAGCTATCCAGAGAGTAGTACAATTGAAGGCGAACTCGTTGATTGACGAGGCTGAGTCTCAAGCAGAGCTTATGTTTGCTTACGTGAGGTCCAGAGTTAATTAATAATGAGATACTTTACAGTAGACGAGTTCAACTGTCAACACACAGGTGAGAACCGCATGGAGCCTGAGTTCATGGAAATGGTAGATGAACTGAGGGACAGATGTGGTTTTCCGTTTGTTATCACTAGCGGCTACAGGTCACCCCAGCACCCAATAGAAGCAAAGAAAGATGTACCCGGAACTCACGCGCAAGGCATAGCGGCAGACATAAAAATAACTAACTCTGCCCACCGGTACACAATAATAAGAGAGGCTTTGGCAATGGGTTTCGCTGGGATTGGCGTCGCTAGTGACTTTATTCACGTAGATACACGGGGTTCTGCTCCGGTGATTTGGACGTATTGATGTTATACACAAGACACAAGACTCTAACAGACAACACAGAACAGTCTATACTGACTATTCCTAACGGACACGTAGCACACGTAAAGTACATTTTTATTGCTAACCACGGAGGTTCTACGAACCAAATAGACCTCTTCTGGGAAACAGGTGGAGTGCCTGATGTTTACATTTTTGATGGTACTTCCATTGGCGCTGGAAACAAAGAAATACTAGGGGACTCTGGTTCTGGTGTAATTTTTGTTTTATCTGAAAACGAAACATTAAAAGCACAAGCCGGTTCAGCAACAGGAAGTGTAGAAATTGTTGTAACTATAGACTTGTTACCACAGCCTCCTGTATTTGTAAACTTCAACGGTGCGTAAAAACCATGATTACATTTATAGGGGCTGATTGGTGTCCTGCGTGTAGGAGAACCAAGAAAACCCTAAAAGAACTCAACATGGAGTACAAGTACGTAGAGATGCCCCCCGGTCAAGCAGGGTGGGACTTAGTAGAAACAATGACAGGAAAGAGATCCATACCACAAGTATTCTACCACTTTGGTGGATCTAAAGACTTCACAGAAGCACTCAAGAGTTTACAGTTAGTTGACTGATCTAAACGTACAACTGCTACCGTGGCAACAAGAGGTCTACTCTGATCCTACTAGGTTCAAGGTAGTAGCCGCTGGGCGAAGAACAGGGAAGTCTCGCCTAGCCGCTTGGATGTTAATTATCAACGCCCTACAGTCCGACAAAGGACACGTTTTTTACGTTGCGCCCACGCAGGGACAAGCCCGTGACATCATGTGGCAGACTCTGTTGGAGCTAGGACACCCTGTGATTGCAGGATCACACATAAATAACTTGCAGATCAGGCTGGTCAACGGGGCCACGATTAGTCTCAAAGGAGCCGACAGGCCAGAGACAATGCGTGGTGTGTCCTTGAAGTTTCTCGTGATGGACGAATACGCAGACATGAAGCCTGACGTATGGGAACAGATTCTTCGTCCAGCACTGGCTGACCAGAAAGGTGAAGCACTGTTCATAGGTACGCCTATGGGCAGGAACCACTTCTACGAATTGTACAAGTACGCAGAGCTAGGTGACGATGAGACTTACAGGGGCTGGCATTTCACCAGCTACGACAACCCAATCTTGGACCCGACTGAAATCGACATGGCAAAGAAATCAATGTCGAGTTACGCCTTTAGACAAGAGTTCATGGCCTCGTTTGAAGCCAGAGGCTCAGAGATGTTCAGAGAGGATTGGGTCAAGTTCGGAGAAGAGCCAGAAGAAGGCGACTACTACATCGCAGTTGACCTCGCTGGATTTGAGGACGTAAACAAGAAACGGACGAAGAACACTAAACTAGATGAAACTGCAATCGCTGTCGTTAAAGTTGGTACTGATGGTTGGTACGTTGATAACATTATACATGGGCGGTGGGAGCTTAACGAGACTGCCGCCAAGATATTTCAGGCCGTTAGAGACTACAGACCCGTTAGCGTTGGTATTGAACGAGGAATTGCCAAACAAGCCGTAATGAGTCCTCTGATGGACCTGATGAAGCGCTACGGGCAGTTCTTCAGGGTAGAAGAGTTAACCCACGGTAACAAGAAGAAAACCGACAGGGTGATGTGGGCGCTACAGGGGCGCTTTGAGAACGGGTTTGTAACCTTGAGCAAAGGAGAGTGGAACAGTAGGTTCTTGGACCAACTCTTTCAGTTTCCAGACGCACTAACCCACGACGACTTAGTTGACGCACTAGCGTACATAGATCAGTTAGCTAAAGTTGCGTACAGTTACGACTTTGAGATTGATGACCACGAGATACTAGACGTAGTAGCAGGATACTAGATGAAAGTTTTCAGACCCTTCAATACCTACGGAATATACGCAATCAGTGCCATAGTGTTTTTTACACTAGGTTACTGCGTTGCTATAATTTAAGGAACCTAACCAATGGCAGAAGATATTTACAGCCCAGATCCTCTGATGATAGAGGAGTCTCTGGAAGAGTGGGTGATGACCAAGTGTGAAAACTGGAGAGATCACTATGAGTCAAACTACGAAGAAAAATTTGAAGAATACTATAGGCTATGGCGAGGTCAATGGGACCCTGCTGACTCCGAAAGAGCATCGGAACGTTCTAGAATTATCTCTCCTGCGCTTCAGCAAGCTGTAGAGTCTAACGTAGCGGAGCTAGAGGAAGCCACGTTTGGCAGAGGTAAGTGGTTTGACATTTCCGACGACACCAACGACCAAGACAAGCAGGACATCCTGTACCTCCGCAAGAAACTGGCAGAAGACTTTGAAGCCTGTAAGGTACGCAAGGCTGTAGCAGAGTGCCTCATCAACGCCGCTGTGTTTGGCACAGGTATCGGTGAGATCACGCTGGAAGAGATCAAGGAGATGGCTCCAGCCACACAGCCGATCATGGACGGACAGTTGACTGCCGTGGGTGTTAACATCACCGACAGGGTTGTAGTCAAGCTGAAGCCCGTGTTGCCTCAGAACTTCCTGATTGACCCCGTGGCTACCTCTGTTGAGGACGCTATGGGTGTTGCTGTGGACGAGTTTGTGTCCAAGCACAGCGTAGAGCTACTACAGGAGCAAGGCGTGTACAGGGACGCTTACATTGAGTCTGCGGCCCCTGACAACGACTTAGAGCCTGACCAAGACCTAACGATATACAACGATGACAAGGTACGACTGACCAAGTACTACGGTTTAGTGCCTCGTGAGTTGCTAGAGGCTGAAGACGTAGATGTAGACGATGAGTCAAAGTACGTTGAGGCTATCGTCGTTATCGCTAACGGTGGTACGTTATTGAAGGCAGAAGCCAACCCCTACATGATGCAAGATCGTCCTGTTGTTGCGTTCCCTTGGGACGTAGTACCCGGACGGTTCTGGGGCAGAGGTGTGTGCGAGAAGGGCTACAACAGCCAGAAAGCACTAGACACAGAGCTACGCGCACGTATTGACGCCCTGTCACTTACTATTCATCCTATGCTGGCGATTGATGCGACTAGGTTGCCCAGAGGCGCTAGACCAGAAGTTCGCCCCGGCAAGATGATACTAACTAATGGAGATCCCCGTGAAGTACTTCAACCTTTCAACTTTGGGCAAGTGGGGCAAATCACTTTTGCACAAGCCGCTAGCCTTCAACAGATGGTGCAACAAGCAACTGGAGCCGTGGATTCCGCTGGCATTGCGGGACAAGTCAATGGTGAAGCTACTGCCGCTGGCATTAGTATGTCTCTTGGTGCTATTATTAAGCGGCATAAGCGCACTCTTATAAACTTCCAGCAGTCTTTCCTACTGCCCTTTGTAACCAAGGCCGCACACCGGTACATGCAGTTTGACCCTGAAAACTACCCCGTAGCTGACTACAAGTTCAACGCTACGAGTACTCTGGGTATCATCGCTCGTGAGTACGAGGTTACACAGTTGGTGCAACTCTTGCAGACTATGAAGCAAGACAGCCCACTGTACCCTGTGCTGATCCAGAGCATCATTGACAACATGAACCTCAGTAACCGTGAGGAGCTTATTGCGGCAATGCAACAGGCTTCACAACCTGATCCTCAAGCACAGCAGATGGCACAGATGGCTCAACAATCACAGCTTGAGTTCCAGCAAGCGCAGACTGCCGCTCTACAGGGTCAGGCCGCAGAGTCTCAGGCTAGGGCTACCAAGTACGCTGTTGATTCACAGCTTGCGCCACAGGAGCTTGAGATTGATAAGATTGAGGCAATCACACGAAACCTCAGAGAAGGTGACGCCGACGACAAAGAGTTTGAGCGTAGGCTGAAGATTGCTGAAGTGGCGTTAAAAGAGAAAAACCTAAACAACCAAGCATCTAGAGGAGCAACACCCCGTGCTAATGACACAAGTGGAAATGACCAAATTCCTAGACCAGATCAACAACGCATTTCAAGACCAGTTCAACAAGATAGAACAACTCCAAGTCAAATTGGACCAGTTGGAGGCCAAGGTCAATGAGCAAGAAAGACCCAAGACTAGCAAGAGCGGGAGTAAGCGGGTACAACAAGCCAAAGAGGACTCCTAATCACCCCACGAAGTCGCACGTAGTTGTGGCTAAGTGTGAAGACGGTAAAGTAAAGACCATACGATTTGGACAACAAGGAGTCAGTGGTGCTGGAAAGAGTCCTAAGACTGCTAAGGAAAAAGCGAGGCGTAAGTCCTTTAAGGCTCGTCACGCTAAAAACATAGCCAAAGGCAAATGCTCGGCGGCTTACTGGGCAAACAAGGTAAAATGGTAGATATTTACTGTGTTGTTTGGAAAGACGCTCAAGGAGGAGCAAACGTGGGCTGGAGAGATATAAAAGAGTTACAATCTCTTGAACCAGCTACTGCAATTTCTGTTGGTACTCTTTTGCACAACGATGAATACAAGTTAATTATTTGTCCTCATGTGTTAATAGAAGACGGAAAAGTAACAGAAGGAGACGCAGAACTGGTTATACCTACGGCATGGGTAAACTCTATAACTAAGGTACATACGGTAAATTAATATGGCTAAAGGCGTAAAGCACTACAAGCGTGATGGAACCCTGTGGTCAGGGAACACGCACAAGATGCCTGATGGCTCGCTCCACACAGGCAAAACCCACGGCAAGACCTCTGTAAAACTGTTTCACTACAAGGATTTGTCTAAAAAAGCAAAGGAGAAAGCTAATGTATAACACAGGTAAAAAGAAGAAAAAGCCAAAGGGTAAATAACGATGGCTAGGGGATTGTACAGTAATATTCACGCAAAACGCAAGAGAATTGCCGCTGGTTCTGGTGAAAAGGTGCGTAGACCCGGATCTAGGGGCGCTCCTACAGCCAAAGCGTTTAAAAAGGCGGCTAAAACAGCTAAAAAGAATCGGTAATAATACCGTAAAATAATGCTTGACTTTTAGTCAAAAATATGTTATAATAAGGATATAGAGACAACCGTATGGCCTCACTAGATCAAGAAACTGAACAATACTACAACAAG